CTGGGCTCTTTCATGGAACTTGTTGAAGCTCCAATCGTATGTGGCGCATCCCGTAAGCATGCACACAGTAGCCAGCAGGGATAAGAGTCTAGCTAATCGCACGATAGATACCCACGATGCCCAAACCAAAGGCCACTAGATTCACTACCAGTTGCGGTGTGTTCTTAACTCTGATCGCCCATGTAAGGAATGCGATAGTGCCCACTGCAAATGCGTAGATGTTCCAAGGGTAGGCTGCGGGTCCTATAGCGTTTAGGCTATGCCCTGCTATTATAGCCACTGCACCTATCCATTGTATTATTTCGTTTTTTAAGTTCATAGTGCTAGTATAGCACCTTTTGGCTAGAATGTCAAGTGGATTTATGTGGGAATCCTGGGATGTCTTTGGCCACATCGTAGGTTAGGTTCACGGATGATCCTGTGCCCAGTCTGCGTTGTAGGGCTGTGAGCAAGGTAACATAGTCTTCACCCTGTCCTAGGAACTCATCAGTCTGCTCATGGAAAGCATAGTAGCACCCACTGTGTTGTTCTACCTTGATGGGCACATCTGTGGCTGTTTGTTCTTCGTATATCTTGGTCTGTATGTGTTGCTGAGCCTTGACTAGTTCTTGGCTGCTGACACCCGCATCTTTGAGGATCTGTTTGATTAATGCTTTGTGGAATAGCTTAGACAGTTCAACTCCTATCCATACGCCCAGTATCAGGGCAAAAAGAATCCAAACTATCATATCTCGCTCTCCTTATTGTATTTAATTATAGCACAAAAATTCAGGGTTGTCAACCAAAAAGAAACCCTAGTGTTAGTAGGGTTTCATCGTTCGCGAACAATTATCTGTTCATTACATAAAGCGTGATCTCAAAACCAAATCTCATCTCAGTAGCTGATGGAGTTGTCCACATGGTAGTTCTCCTTCCTTTAGTTGTTAATCTTATCCTACAAATACTATTATATACTCTACCACCCTAATAGTCATGCGTATAATCATTAACTGGAGCTAATTACGCTGCGACAGGAGCTGTAGTTGCTGCTGTAGGAGCTAACACTGCTGCTGTAGGGTTCTTCTTTGCTGCGTACTTTAATGCTGCCTTAACCGCTGGATTACCTTCACCGTAGTTGATGCTCGACAAGTACTGCACGATCTCAGCCTTGGTCATTTCATGCGGTAGTGTGACTAGGTCTAGATCTTGGTGACCGTTCTTAGCTAGGATCTTGATGCGCATAACATCATTTGCCCAACGGATCTTAGTCTTGCCATTGAATGTACTTACACCTGTTACTGCGAATTTCTTAGTTGTTGCCATTGCCTGTTCTCCTTAAAGTGTGCCTGCTTGAACTTGGATTGTTACTGCTTCCTTTTCATCTAATGCTGCGATGAATTCATCATCGTAGACTAGGTCCTGCATTGAAAGATCGATCATTTCCTCGACTCTCTTCAAATCTATATTAGGTCCGCTGTTAACACATGTAACTGTAAAAGTATACTTCAGTGTTCTCTGTGCCATTACAAATACTCCTTGGTAAATCGTTCTGCTGTGGTCATAACAATTGTAGCGGCTTCATCCCTACAATAGATACTACCCCACTCATCATATCCCCATTTAGGGATCTCCATATTCATACCCATCAGATCGGGTGCTTCACGCTCGTGTATGCCCGGACCAAAACTTCTGGTTAGGAACCTACGGAACTCTACAAAGTTAATGATAAAGTCTACCCTATTGCTGAATGAAGGCATAGTCCTATGAGTCCAAACCCCATACCCATTCATCCTGCGATCTAACTTCTTGATCTTGACCGTATTAGGCATTGGCAGCTTTCTTGGCTTCGATGCCTTCTTTAACCCAAGCGGTAAGATCCTCTTGGTTCTCTCGTTCGTATTCACGGATCGATTCAGTGATACCAAAGGCAAAGTCAACATCGCTGGGTATCTCTGATTCCGCTTGATCTGCTGACATGCTACCAAACTCGTAGTAGTCATCACTACCATGATCCCACTTGCCTGCGAATGCCATACCAGGTTCATAATACATGGCTTCAACACCAAAGCCCATGTCCTGTAGTTTCTCGTAGGCATTTGTTGGTGGAGCCCAGGCCGAGTCAAAGTATGTGGTCAGCATGGTCCCATCTTCTGTGATGTCTACTTCCTGTCCATCACCACCTACATCCCATTTGGTGCCCCACTCGTTGACGCAATAGTCATACCAATTGCCATAACCATACTTCTCTATATTGCGGTTAGTGTCTGCTTCAAGTTTAGCCTGCTCTACAGGATTTCCCACACTGCCTGCTACGATCTGTAGTTCTTCTGGCACTGGAATGAACTCTTGTAGGAACTCTCCACGATCAAGTGCTTCTTTAGCACGAACGATCATCGCAGGATCTTTGTGTGTTAATGTTAAGTAGTTAGAACAATAGTTAGGCATATACGCTCACTTTCTTTATTATATGTTTATTATAGCACCTTCTGTCCAATTTGTCAACCAATTTATACCTCATATAAGCTGAACTTTTTAGCATCAGTTTCACGGGTAAAAGTAGGCAACATTTGATGCTTCCTAGGACCTCTATATACGATCCTAAGCCTCATGCCTGCCTTTAATACTATATCCTTGACTCTTTCTTTGTGTTCTACAGGGATACCTCTAAACACGCTGGCCTTGTTGCCCGGAGTCATATACCGTTCCAAGAACTGCCTATCCTCTAGGGGCAAGCAGAACCAAACTAGTCGATCAACATTACGCGGGTGCTTCATCTCGACTCTTAATGAATTTAGTCAGCTGTTCTACTTCCTCTCGCCCAGAGCATTCCCAACCATCGTCATCCCAATCAATGAACTCTGAATATTCAGGATTCCCATAATTACCGAAGAACATCATCTCAACAGCGGTCTCTTCGGACTCTGCTTCGACTACATATACTTCTTCTATGATAGCCCTACGGTGGAAGGTAAACTTATATGTTTGGGCCAACCACGGTCTCCTCGATGATCTCCCAGATCTCATTCACTGTCAAGAACGGATACTTCTTCTGCATATCAGCTAGGCTTGTGCCCAGTCTGTGTAGTTCTTGTATGTCTGTGTAGATTGTTTTGAAATAGCCCATCTTAGTCTCCTTAAAAATTTAGGGTGTGTGCTTGGCCCGCATTCGAGTTTTCACACATTAAGGCAGTCTCCGGGAAACCACTAGCCAACTCTTTCGAGCGAGTAACTTGGTAGGCGTTTATTTCTGTTACTCCTTCAATGGGCAAATCACCGGCACAGCCATTGCCTCCCTAAAACCTAGTTCAGTTCGTAGCAACCTGCTGGAACCGTAAATCCTAATTTCTTTAGTTCTTCAACTACTGCGGTTAGGTGTGCTAGTCTATTGGCCAATTGACGACCTCGTAGCTCACCGTCACAGCTGAGATTCTCTGGACTGAGTTCATTTTCCAAACGAGCGAACATCCTATCTGCGTCTGTTTGTGTTAGTTGGTTTCTGTTGGGCAATACTTTGCCTCCTAAGAGTGCATCCCAAGCATTGTATTGTTTGATGTAAAGATCTAGTTCTGTCATATCCGCTCCTTAATTGTTAGTATAATTATAGCACCAAACAACCAAAATGTCAACCAATTTATACCATCATAAACTTGGCTAATTTTGGATCTACTATATTGATACCGTCCACTTTAAGTGAGTCAATGGCAGAGTCTGCTAACATAGCCAGTGCTCTGTCTTTGCTGACTCTATACCATCCTAGGTTAAACAATGTTTTTCCATATCTAGAATAGCGAACCTTTAGGTCCTCATCTTTGCGTTCACCACGGGTAGCCAATTTGATAGTGATTTCATCCCAGTGGCCGCCGTCCTTGGCTTTGATCTCATAGGCCATTTGTTTAATGATATGTTTGGCCAGCTTCATACCCACTGCTGGGTCTGCATCATATTTTGCTTTTTTCTCTGCGGCTATGCGGTCTGCTTCTGCCTTACGGACAGCTTCAGCCGCTTGGAATCTTGCTTCAAGGCGAGGTATGTCTTTCTCAATCTCACGACCTAGTGTGATCGCGTCCTGTAGTGCGGCCACTGTGTTTTCCATTGCGTTGATATCGTTTGGCTCTTGGTCGTATTCACGGCTAATATAACCTGAACGGTTTGGTGTGATGGTCCACAGTTGGCTGGCTCTATCTCGACGGGTTATCTCTAACTCAACCACATCAGCGTCTCTGTAGCCAAAGACACGATATTTGATACTGCCTCTGCCCTTGTCAGCGATCTCGTCTAAGTTGTATTCTAATCTGGTATATTGCATAGTCCGCTCCTTAATTGTTAAATGCTATTTTAGACTCTTTTGGACGATTTGTCAACCGGTATTTTGGGACCTATTTTGGTTGACATTTTGGACAAAAGAGTGTATAATGTAATTGTCGAACAGAGGGGGATGGACGGGGAGGGTGGGCGGCATTTCTAGGATCTCATCCTGCTGGTTTTGAAGTATGGTCCATTCTTGTATTCACGGCCTATGTAGTATTCCAACAATTGTCGTTGGATCTGTGCTATAAGGTTATCACTATACTCATCTAAACATACAAAGCGGACTGGGCACTTACCCCAACCACCATGCTTAAGGAACTCAGCAAAATATCTCCTATGCTCTTTGTTCGCGGGATCGAAACAGATAAGAGGTCGTTTGATTAGATATTCTAACTTATTCATTATTCTTTAGTAGTCTTGTTCGCTTGTTCAATAGCGGTAGTGGCCACTGAATGGGCTACATCTACCCCTTTGCCCAACCAGAACTTGGTTACCGTTGGATACAAGATAGCAAGTGTAATTACCACTCCTAATAATACTTTACCCATTATTCACCAAATACCTTTCTTTTTAGTTTACGAAGTTCAATAGAGAAATAATATAATGCGCCTGTCTTCCACAACCAATAAATCTGTGAAGCTATATACCCTAAAACAAATCCTATGAATAATGTCATATCTTCCGTCTCCTAATGTTAAATTCTACCCTGCTAGACAGCGGGGCCTGTGTGGTTAAACTGCCACACCCCTGGCACTGCCGCCTACCCAACCAGCTGGGCATCCTTTTCGTAGATCACAGTCTGCCCAAATGGTGCTTCTGCGGTAGTGTTGCCTTTAACGATAAACAAAGTATCGCAATAATTGTCATCACCCCAACTACCACAAGGATATCCATCTGTGAACATTACGAACCTCTTGGGTTGCAAACCTACTTCTTTCATATAGTTGAAGTTGGCTTCAAAGTCTGTGCCACCACCACCTTTAGGTTCATAACTTAATAAGTCATCGCTGTTGTCGTGCGTGATGCGTGTATGGTTATATATTCCTGTATCAAAGCACCACAAGTCAATAGCGAAGTCTGTGTATTGATCCATGATACCTTTGATCTCACTTAAGAATATCGTAGCATCTTCATCACCAATACTACCACTCATATCAATTGCGATTGCCACATCAATAGTTTCATCATTCTTCAAGCCTGGAAGTATCGCGCCTGAGTGTGCTGACTTACGATTATATCTGCTGAATGAATAGTCGTTGCGAACAATGCTTTGGATGTTCATACGGAGCATCTCTCTCCAGTTCATCTTAGGCTCAGTCAAGTCTTTGATCATGCGTTGGATACCTGCTGGCACTTTACCTGCACCTGCCGCGGCGGCACTCTGAATCATGGCCTGCTTGATCTCATCACGGATAGTCTGTGCTTCTTCCTTGCTCATAGTCGGCTTACCACTACCGCCTTTTTTGTCACCTTCTTTGCCACTACCGCCACCGCTATTACCATCCTCATTGATGTGCTCGTCCAATAGATCACCTAATTGATTTAGCAGATCCTCCATAGACATCTTGTCTGCTTGTTCGTAGAGCTCATCATAGATCTCTTCCCAAGCCATACCTCTGTATTTAGGATCATAGCAGATCTTAACTTCGGTGATCTTCTCACCAATGCGTTCGTCTACAAGGATCTGATTAACCGCATAGTCCTGAGCGATATTGCTCAGCATACGATCCCTACTACCTACACGACCTAAGTGATCAAATACACAATGCAGGATCTCGTGACCAAATAAGAATTCTAACTTCTTAACAGATAGTTTCTCAACGAACTTGGTATTGTAGTAGAAGTTCTTGCCGTTGGTTGCGGCAGTTGGGCACCAGTCGTCTGCTTGGATAATCTGCATACGGGTAGCCATGTTGCCAAAGAATGGAGCTTTGAGTAATAAGCCTACTCGTGCTGTCGTTAATTTTTCTAGTATTGGGTCCATCTCGCTCTCCTAATTTATATGTATATTATAGCACCTTTTGGACGGTTTGTCAAGGCCTAAAAGTGTGGCTTTTTTGCCACACCCCTGGCACTCTAAAAAGGTGGAAAGGTAAGCTCTGAGAAGCCTACCCTTCCGTGCTATAGGGAGGTCTAGTTCTCCATAGCAGATAAAACATACTTGCCAAAACGCTTGTGGAACTCATCAAAGCTCTTCATCTTCGCCGCGTCTAAGGGTAAATCATAATTTGTCAACGCTGTCTTTGCACCCATAACCACAAGCTCAGTTGGAAAATTATCCATCATATAGCGGAAGAATGTATCTGCCATTTCATCCCACTTAGGTGCTTTCTTCTCTGATCGTTCTTTCAACTCATAACATAATGACACGGTTAAGGAATACATCGCTGACACTTCTTTGATTTCTAAAGTCTTAACTTTACCATCTAAGATGTCTCCTGCCTTAGGCATACGACCAGCAACCTTACGGTGTGCCATAAACTTCATCGCCAAGCCATCACCAATAGCACCTGCTACCAAGTTGTGAAGTGTATCGCTGTCAATGTCATCGTCTGTTAGCAAGTCTGAAACGAAGCACCATGAGCGTGGAGTTGCGAATGCTTTAGAAGCACTCTTTGGATCAAAGTCATATAAGTCCTGCTTGGCAAAGCCTACATAACCTACAACCTCTGGGTGGATGCTATTCATCACAGCCCAATCTGTCCAATCTTCTACATCTACCTTGGCTTCCAAGTGTAGGAAACGATTAGCCAACGGTGCTGGCATACGATATGTCACACCACGGTCACCATCTCTATTACCTGCCGCCACGATATCTACGCCCTTAGGTAACTCGTATGTGCCTACTCTACGGTTAAGGATTAGCTGATAGGCCGCCGCTTGCACCGCTGGAGGAGCACTATTCAACTCATCTAAAAAGATGATTGCGGTGCTGTCTGCGTCTACAGGAAGCTCTGATGGAGGTGCCCAAGTCATCTTACCTTGCTCAGCGTTGTAATAAGGGATACCTTTAATATCTGTAGGTTCCCACAATGCTAGTCGAACATCGATCACTTCGCGATTAGCATCAATGCCAATCTGCTTAACGATATCTGACTTGCCAATACCTGGAGGGCCCCAAAGGAATACTGGGCGTTTAGATTTAATTGCTTTTGAAATACTACGCTTGGCCGCTTTAGGACCTAATTGACGAATTGAATTATCGCTCATTTTCTAGACCTTTCTTAGTTAAGTTTCTCAGTTTTAATAGTATAACACCAATTAAGGTAAATGTCAACCTATTCGTTGCCATCTGCCATAAACATTTCACGACCAGCTGTCATAAACTGGTCAAAACTCATTTGTTCGATTGTAGATAGTTCTTGATATTTGGATTGCATGGCCTGTAGTGTTTCTAAGAACCCAACGATGCCATTGCGTGTTTGATACGCTTCGATTACTTTGATTGCTTCTTTCATTGTCCGCTCCTTCATTATGTAGACATTATAGCACCAAATATCCAATCTGTCAACCCCTATTTTAGACTGTGGCAAAAAAGCCACACCTCCGGCACTACCGGTTTTCTAGCCAAAAAGAAAGGGCATTTCTGCCCTTCCTCAAACCCGCCCCGGGAGCGAATCGGATTGGAGTTTGAAACCTTAGGTAGGTTGTATTACAAAGTGATGCCCATTGCTTTAGCCTTGTAGCCAAGAGCAACGATCTCACGTGATGGCTTGCCTAATTCATACTCTGTTACCTTCACACCGTTACCAGCCACTCGTGTGTTAGCGTAGATCGCATAACCATTTTGACGAAGTCTTGAAGCTTCTGCAGCCAAGTTGCCTACACCAAAGCGTTTTTCAGCTTGTGATGAAGTTAATTTAGCGCCATTGTAAAGAGCATTAAACACTTTAAATGTCTTAGTTTTTTTTGAAATAAATTTCATTTGCCTTTTCCTTTTCTGTTTTAAGTTAAATGCTGATTAAATTTTTTCAGCGTATTGTTATTATACTACATCTACCACCTAAAGTCAACTACTAATTTTACCATTTGTAATCCCAAGATTCAAAAGGCTTTTTAGTAGTCTTTTTGGTTGGTTGTGGACTACGGATAAAAACACCCATGATCAACACCGCCAACCATGTTTGCCAAGTGTATGCTATAAGCAAGGCACTGCCAAACAATGTGTTCCAAGCCCAAAGAATAACCCAAGGCCCAAACACAATTCCTATCAAGATCAGCACGACCACCAACTTGCCTGCTAACCATCCTAATTTATCCCACATAGATGTCCTCCTTGATTTCATTCATATCGTCACCTACCTGCTCTTCTACTAGTCGGGTCAACTCAGCTTCGCGGAGCTCTGCTTCAAGTTGTTTAGCCTTACGCTTCCCAGCGAGAGCTGAACCCTTGACATACATCCTATCATAATGCTCTGTGCAATACCACTTGCCAGCCACGGGCTTCTCACCACATCTGTGGGCACGGTCCCCTATCCACTGGCACCCTTCTGCCTTTACGGTGGCACTCCAGATGATGTCTATTTGAGCGTCAGTTAATGACATTATACACCCCTTCTCATAACGGTTACTTCTGCCATACCCTTCCATTTCAACGGAAAGCTCTTACGCAAGTCTGCTACCTTGAGCACCGTTCTGAGTGATAGTTCACGCATCTTGCCCTTGTTCTCAATGATATAGTCCACAACCTCGTCACGCACCACATCTTCAAAATCATACGTCGCCAACATACCATCATTGACTATCTGCTTGATACGCAGAACCTTTTCACGATCTGTATCCATCTGAAGATCAATATAGTGACAGCGTGACTCTAATGCCGCCAAGTGATCTTGTAATTTCTTAGAGCGAACGTTCTCAAACTTGATGTTAGTGATAAAGATCGCGCCTGCTTTGAATTCAAACCTAGCTGGTATGCCTTCTTGGCGTAGCAAGCGACTATCTGTGTTCCAACTGATCATACGCTTGGTAGAGCTGTCTAATGCCGCCTTAAGTATGTTAAGGCTTAGGTCGTCTAGCAATACCGCGTCACAGTCATCAAACACCACAACATTACCTCTGTCGCTGAACTCGTATAGTTTAGCATACAAGCCAATCGCGGACATTGCACCTTTAACCACTTCATACTTGGCTTTCTTGCTAGAAAGGGTATTGAACAAGTCCTCTTTGTGTAGCACTTCCTCTACACCAAAGCTCTTGCCCACACCTGGAGGGCCAGTGACGATCATAGCACGGACGGTGCCTTCTTTAACAGCCTGTGTCATGTCTGCTAGGATTTGGAAGCGTCCGCGGAGTCGTTCTACTATCTCTTCATCTGTTTCTTTGGCCACGGCGCTGTCCTCTACCTTGATCTGCTCTAAACTAGTATCGCGGCCAGGAGCCTGTGGAACACTACCACTGATCACGGTATAGTCGTTTGATGAGTCGCATTTAATACGGATTTTTCTGCTAGGGATGCCTGCATTAGGCGGAACTACTGAGCTACCATCAACGGTCACGAAACCGCCTTGCCCACCAGTTTTGAACTGCTCAACGAGCATGAAACGAAATCCTGACATTGATACATCATTGCCACGAATCTTATATGTTCCATTGTTAATCTCAATCATTGCTGACATACTCGCTCCTTTCATTGTTAAGTGTGTATTATAGCACCATTAAGCGTAATTGTCAACCTCTATATTGGCCAACGCGCCATCTAGACTAGTCCAACCGCTGTCATACTTCTTAACCCACCAATTTTCATCTTCGTCCATATAGTAAAAATACTCACAACCAGACTCCCGATAAAAACTGTGGAAACTCTCACGATCAAAAAACACTTTAAACTCTACACCCGTTTCACCACGGTCACGACCGTAATATGTAGTTTCACTGTCTGGAGCTGCTTGATCAAAGTCGTGTTTGGAGCCAATAGTTGGGCCCAACGAACTAATGTCGCCACCCTGGATTAGGTCTAGTGTTTTAGCTGCTTCTGTATAGTGATTGAGCAGGGTAGCACCTACGCCCTCTAGATAGCCATCCCAGTGACAATAGCAAGAATGGATTTCTATACCTTGATTGATTGCGATTGCTGAACGTGTTGCCATTTGATCCGCTCCTTAATTGTCTAAGTGTGTATTATACTATCTAATAGCCTGTTTGTCAACCGATAATTGCATGGCCTTAAGGCCGAATGTATCGGCTAGTTTTACCACACGCTTTTCTGCTTCTGACATGGCCGTCCAGATCATATCCTCAGCCACCCCGTCTGTCAATACATCACGGGCATCTTCATACAGGAACCCACCCACGACGTCCGAGCCCAATTCAACACCATCCAACAGGACTCTCACGCGGAGTATGAACCAATCCAGATCGCCCGAGTCTATATCACGGCATATTTGGTCTACATCATAATAGGGTCGACCGGTATCAGGATTGATACTAGTGTCGAATAGATCCCGAGGATGACATTCTTCGTAGAGCTTTTCTACTATGACGGTAAAGCCATCTCGATCTTGTTTTGATAATACTTCCCATGGTGTTGATCGCATATCCGCTCCTTAAGTATTTCGTATATTATAGCATCAAATGCTGGGCCTGTCAACCCCTGCGCATCTTGCTGATATCCACAGCGTCTTCTTTGCTGAACACGGGTATGGCATTGCTCTTGTGTAGCTGGCCGATACCTATCATAGCGTCACCCGTATATTGCTGGACTTCCTTCTTTACCGCGATACCTGCACCAGTATCCAAGCTAGGAATATGGTTGGTAAGGCGCTTAGGATCAACCACGACACGTGAATCAACACTTGGACCCACCCAGGAGCTTTTCTGTATAGTCGTTCCACGTGGTTTATCATTAGGTTTAATATCCCATTTCTTCATAAATGCCTGCCAAGATTCCTGCTGTTCACGGGCCTTCTGGGCATGGGCCGCCGAAGCGAACCTACGCTTGCTCTTCTTCTTACCTGTGGTTGATAGCCAGGGTCCCTCTAGATGCATGGTCATATTATCGTCGATCCGAGTTAAGTATTGGTCGGAGTTCGCGGATTAGCTCACGTTCACGACGGTGTGCTTGAGCCTTGCCCTGGACCATCTCATGGACGCAGACCTCTATCTGTTCACGTGTCGCGAGTGTTCTAAGAGCCCGGCATAAGAGCCAATTTAGGCCCTCTGTTTGGCTACGATACCAATGCTTGCTGACCCGAGCCTGGATGCTCTTAAGTGTGGTGGCCTGTGTCTTAGCGGTAACGCCTATATAGTTCTGGCCATTGACCCTTAACTCGTATATGATGTGATTCCTGTTGTCCATGTTGTTTCGCTCCTTCATTTTGTTAGTATAGCATCACTAGACCAAAATGTCAACCGAAATCTATGGTTATTTAAGGTTGTGGCTTTTTGGCAACACTTTGGCCCCTGCCTTGGCACTGTCATTCTCCACCACGTCCTCGGGCTTGTAGGTAATGCTAGATACCCAATTTGGGTCCCACATGTCCTGGTAGGGATCAGGGGTATTCTTGAACTTGGCGTCCAAACAGGCCCGGATCTTTTTGGTGTCTTTGAACCTGCACACGGCTGTGGGCACCATCACAGGTATATCTGACTCTGCTGCTAGGGCCTGGTTACTGAAATACATGGCTGCTGCTGTGGCTGCTTCTAATATCATGATAGGTCTCCGTCGTCTTCTTCTACACGTACAGTGTGCTGCTCCTTAAATGTGCGCTTGAGCCACTCTCTATTCTGATCCCAGTAGTCTTTATGTGATAGATCACCACCCTCATCACGGTACAGATAGTACTGATCCCGCAACCAGGCTTTAAAGTTACTCTTCATTTGTGCCTGGGCGAGCATGCAGCTTACGGAAGTGTTCCCAAGCACCCTGGCAGTGTATGCAGCGTGTGCAACCTGGTACTAGGGTACGACGGGCTTCTGGGATCACTTCCCCACATTCCTCACATTCACTAAGACTCTCCCGTGCTGCTTGTTCAGCTAGGGCCCTGCGCACATTGGCTATGTGATTCATATTGTTGTGGATGCTGTGTAACTGTGCCATCTCAGCTTCTTCTTCATTGTTGTACTGGAAATCGTCTTCTGCCACTGTGAACCTCTCTTAACTTGTATATGCGTAATATTATACACTCACTGTGTCTGAATGTCAAGAGATATTTTGATCCAGCAGCGGGGCCACTAAGGGGATCAATATATACACCTTAGACTACCTTACTCTACTGTAGACTACTATAAGATCTTATAGAAGTCAGTCACGAACTATCGCGACTGCGAACACATA